CATTTTGATACCATCTGCATTGGTAATAACTGCTTCAGGTTGCACCAATTCAACTTCTTGCGCCATAACACCAATAAACTTGCCATGTCCAGCTAAAGGATGGTTTTTAAACTCAGGCTTGTATTCGTATTCGTAAACTGGCAAGCCGTTAGGCAGCCAATATATTTGTTTAATGTTTTCTTTGGTGCGAATGTCTGACATCAATGCTGCACCGCCTAATGAAAACAACCCTTGCATCATGTTATTGCGTTCGGCTGCTTGAGCGTTAAAACCGCCCATTTGGGCGTTATAGTCCATGCCTGTCGCACCTAAAATATCTGCACCACTTGTAGTGGCTTGCTGTGGTGCATTAATAAACGATGGGTTTTGCACCTGTGCGCCAGTACGCAATGCACTTAAAGTATTAAGCGGCATATTGTATTGGGTAAGGGCTTGGTTATAAGCCTGTTGCTGTGCTTGATTGCTTAAACCAGCACCAGCTTGTTGATTTGCAAACATTTGTTGCATTGCAGCGTTGTTTTGTTGCTGCGCTGCCAATTGGTTAGCGTAGTTTTGCTGTAAGGCTTGATTGCTTTGAGCCACATTGCCAAGTTGCGCTTGGTTTTGTCCGAGCATTGCTTGGTTAGCAAATTGACCGCCTTGCAAGGCTTGACCAAACATATTCTGCTGAACATTTTGACCAGCCAATTGTGCTTGCGTAAGCAAATCATTAGTCTTTTGACCTTGTAAAGCCATAGCACGGTTATACGCTTCTGTGCCTTGTGCAATACCTTGATTGGCTAATTGGGCTTGTAAGCGTTCTTCGCTTTGTTGGATTTGTGGTTGCAAACGCTGATTTAGCAACGCAGTAGCCTTGTCCCAGCCTTCCATGCCTTGATAGTCAAGACCTGTTTGTAAAGTAGGAGCATTGCCCATGCCTTGCGCTTGTCCTGCTTGACCAACTTGACCTAGCGTTGGGGCTTGACCGCCATATTGAATGGCTGGGGTATTGGGGTTAAATCCGCGCCCCATCACATCTTGTACTTGACCTAGCTGGGAAGTAATTGCAGAACCTAAACCCAAACTAGCAGCATTTTGATTGTTTAAAAGTTGCTGACCAACATCAGAAAGACTTGTAGTAGCAGTCCAAGTAGGGTTGCCGTATGGGTCAAAACCACTAACCCTGTAATCAAGGTTTCCATAAGGGGTAACTTGATTTACACGGTTTGCCGCTGCTGCTGCTCTAGCTGCATCAAGGTTGCCAGCCGCAGTTTCTTGCGCTGCACCACGATAATCAGGGGGTGGGGGTGCGCTTGGGGGTTTCCCAAATATTAAATTTGTTACTGGACTTAAAAGACCGCCACCGCCACCCATATCATGCTCCTTTTATTGGGGCGTTTATGCCGAGCCATCGACAGTTTTCACGCCACATTGCTAATATAACTAAATCCCCATCTAAATGGGCATCTTCAATATATGCTTTATCAATAAAACCAAGGTGTCGGTCTAATTTTAACGCTTCTTCGTTAGTTGAAGCTACTGCCGCTAGTATAACCTTTACTTTTAGTTTATTAAAGGGGTAATCAAAAGCCGCCCATAACAAATCTTTACTAATCCAGCCGTCTTGAATTGCCGCAACGTGCATACAGCAAGATTTATCTTGTATGTTTGTATAAGCAATTACCGCCTTTACTTCACCGTCTATTTCCTGCCCAATGCAAGTGGTATTTTCGTCAAAATTTATGCCCAAAACCCCACTAATCCAAGCCTTTAAATGAGATTGATTATCAGTAATAACCCTACGCAATTACAGTACGCCCCCACGCTCCATTACATAGTCGGTACTAGCCCAATGCAGTTCAATACCCCTACTTGCCACATTCAAGTTAATTGATCCTGCAAAGCCTAAACCTGTAACGCCTTGCCAAATTTTAGTAGTAATTAAGCCACCTGACCAGTTGGCGTTATCCCATTTTGACGCATCCCAAACACCGTCACTAAGGGTACTTGGGTTAAACTGCACCTGCCCTAGCTGGGATTGGGTGTCAAAATCCACGCTTAGACCGCATACGACATTGGGTACACCGCCTGTAGACTGTAGGATTGGTCTAACCATCATAAAACGCTTTAATTGCCCTTGGCTTTCAAAATAGCTGTAGGCTTGCTGTGCGGTAGCAGTAATGTTTGTGCCATTGTCTGAATAACCATCGTAAAACAGACCTACATAGCCATCACCGCCAAAGTGCATCTCGGCTTCGCCTGATACTTCCCAGCAATAGCCCTGAATACCAGTAAACCTGCCCCATGCTTTTGTAATGTTGTGCATGACAAACTGTTCCATTCCCGTACTGGTAGGAATAGACAAAATAAGCATATTTGAACTAGCGTAATAATTAATTTGCCAACCAAACAAGTCTTTATATAGGCTTGCAGCTTGGCTTACAGCAAAATAAATTTTATCGGTAAGGTTTACACGGGGGTCTAGGCGGCTAGATTGCAGGGCAGACGCTAACGGTACTAATCCGTCTTGCGTTAATAGCAATAAATCACCTGCAAACTTGTAAAAGCACCTGCGGCTAAAGGTTTGACCTAGCTGCCATACGCCTTTTAGAGCCCAAGTAGTTGCATCATCAGGGTCAGTACCGTTATAAACAATAATTTCGCCCATACTGGTTACAAATACAGCGTAATCGTCTGCTCCTTGACCTGCATCAAGTGTCCAAGTACCCATTGCTTGCAAAAAGCCTGAATTACGGGCAATGCCACCAAAATAAAGGGGAGAAGCAAGGCCACCAATGGCATCAGGGTCTAAATACCAGCAAGCTAAAGTGTCTTTTTGGGTGAAATACAAGCGGTTTTTAAACAAATTGACATTGATAAATGTATTTGAATTAACCCCTGTAATTCCAATAACGGTATATGTTCCTACTACCGTAGCATCTGCGGTAGGGGCAGTAGCCATTGTGTAAGTAAAGGTTGAAGCACCCGTTACATCAATAACATAAGTGCCGTTATAGTTGGATTCTGTAGCACCTGAGATAGTTACTCGATTACCGTCTACCAACCCATGCGGTGCAGCCGTAGTCAGAGTAGCTGTCAGATTGCCTGTACCGCCCCTTGTAATAGTGCTAATTGTTTGGGCAGTTGTGGTTGTAGCTACAAAAAACCAGCGTGTACCGTCATAAATACTTACAGGATCAACCCCGTTACAGGCTATTAAAAACTTACCTGCGGTGTTAGAAAGATTGACCGATTGCAACTTATCGCTATTTAAACCAGTAAATACACGAACCGCAGGGTTTACGGATGTTTCGTATATCTTGTCACCTGCTGCGGCAAATAGCTTGTAACCACCTATTTCCGTATAGTTCATCAAAGTATTGACAGCAGTCGTAATGCCTATTTCATAGCTACCGACTACTGATGCGCTACCGCTAGGTACAGCCGCCATTGTGTAGGTAAATGAAGTGCTATTAACTACGGTAATAGTAAATACACCGTTGTATTCGGCAGGTGTGCAGCCTGAAATAGCGACTTGTTTTCCAGTCGTAAGTCCGTGTGCTGTAGAAGTAGTAAGCGTAGCAACTAAACTGACACGGGTAATTGTGCTAATACTTACTGCGCCAGTAGGCGTTGTTAGCAAGCTAAATTGTGTCCAGCCCTTACGCATTGTTACATCGGTTGGTGTTGGATACCAGTTTACAAGCTGAATAGCATCCATTGGATTCATGTTTGCTTGCGAATCCCTAGCGTTCCAACCACCAATAGGGGAAGGCACAGAAGTCGTATTGGCAGAAAACCGTTTAGCTACCGCCATGATTAACTGCCGTAGCCAGTATCGGGAATGTTTGCCCAGCCAATAAGCACGGCACTTGGTTGCGGTGCAAAAGATAATGTAGCCGATCCTTTGTCGTTTGCCTTGGCAATGCTGAGATAACGCTGGTAATCCTGCTGCAATGAAGTAGTGTCAAACGACTTAATTTGGAAGTATTTAAGCTTTGTAGCCAATACCATAATCGTATCGTCTAACACCGTAGTATCTGTGTCGGCTGTAAAACTGTTCTTTACATCACCTGTTGCACTTCTTACAAAGCCTTTAGAACGGTATTCAAAACCTAGGTATTCTAATGTGTTGTATGGTGGCCAAATCTGAAACTCATCCCCAAGAATTCTCCAACGAACACGTGGGCCTGTTGAAATATAACCTGATTTAAGCCATTGCCATTGTTGAGCATCTACAGGCCCTAACATCTGCCAATGTTTAGTCTTATCCCAATGGGTATTATCTGTAATGGTTTCGTAGTCAGGTGGTAACGGATACTTGGTCTTACTAAATGTTACTGTACCGCCAATACTTGTTGCAGAAGCAAGTTGTGTGGTGGTAACTGTTGATCCTGTTACTGAATTTACATATGTATCTTGAGGAATTGCTGTACCCACGATAGAGTAGGTGTTGTCCAAACCTGTGACATTAGCAACATTTAATAAATCATAAGTGTTGTTTACGGTGTCACAGGTTGTGGTTATTGCTGTCGTATAAAAGCGATACTCTAACTCCAAAGCTTGCCAATTATGTTCTTTTAGCAAGTCATACCCTGCACGGTTCATTAACGCAAGAATCTGTTGCACATCTTGGCTAGTGTTACCAACAACATAGGTTGGCACGGCAAGGTTTAGCTCAGCAGTTACTTGTTGAACTAATTGGAGTAGATTTGATGACATATTAAGCTTCCTCTGTGGCTACCGCTTTAGATTTACGGGGTTTCTTTTCACCAACAGCAGCAAGTATAGTGGCCATTTGTTCTTGCATCAAAGCCAGCTTCGCATCTGTTTCTTGTTTCATTTTAGCAGTTTCTAGCTCTTTTTTGGCTAATTCTTCTTTCAAAGCGTTAATTTCATGCTCACGCTTGTCAGTTTCTGCTGCCGTTGTTGCTAGATTTAAAAATGCCTTTGCCTTGTCACGGAACGCATAGGGGGACATTCCTGCAATCATTCCCATACGCTGTAACTGTTGATCTGAAGCGTGTGCAATAGATTCTACCGTTTGAAACTTAATTCCCCGTAGTTCTTCAGCTTGGCTTTTTGATACCAAAGGCCATTCTGATACAGGTGTTCCTACTACTTCCTCATCGTGAGCACCTTGTCTATTCATGTAGTTAGCCCATTGAATAGGAAAGCGTTGCTTATGGTTTTGTAAGGCGTAAGTGTCAATTTCGGTTAGTGTATCGCCAGCAACGCAAATATGAACAAAGTCAAAGTCTTTGTAAATTGGTCTGCCAGCATCTATGGATTCTTGCTCTTGTTGTACGGATTTCTTGTAAAAGCGTACTTGTAAGCGTGAATCTGCTCCTTGTGTATCTGAAGGTAATGCCATTTTTAAATCTCCTAAGTAGTTAGGTAAAATTAAAGGGAAAAAGGGGTCAGCCTTGTGAGCCAACCCCCTGTTTTTACTACATTTTGCTATTAAACACTAGCTTTGCTAAACCAAGCATAGTCACCTGAAGCTACTGCAACGGCTGGACTTAAATAAGTACCACCTGAAGCTGTAACAACGAATGTTGAAGCATTGATTGAGCAAGTTGCTGTAGAAGCTGTAATAGCTGCACCAGCAACACCTAGTACATAACGCAAACCGTCTGAACCAAACACTTGTGAACCAAGTGGGCCGTTAACAGGAATGCCAGTACCAGCAGAGTTTGGATTAGTTTGGACTACATCATCCAAATTAATGCCTGAGGTAGGGGTAATGTTATATGACATGATAATTTCCTTTAATTAGTCAGTTGATTAAGAGCCTGTCAAGATACCTTGTAATGAGGCATTAGAACAAGTCAAGTTACCAGCCCAACCGTATAACTTCACGATTGCATCTTGGTTAATTGACTGACGCTCACCACCGATAGGTACGAAGTTACGCTCTTTGTGTGGACGGAAGAAGATGTAATCAGTATTCAAAAGATACATATACAATGCGTTCTCTTGAGCACCAATACCACCACCTAATACCACATCAGCAGACATACCGCCACCGTAGAACTTCAATGATGCAAAGCCAGCAGCACCTTCTTCAACACCAGCGATACGCTGAATAGCTTGAAGTGATGCAACATAGCGTTGATACAAAGTGTTACCAGCAATAATCAAGTCAGTCTTATCAGATCCACGAACAGATTTGATGGCGGCTGTTGTCATAGCAGCTTGAATCAAAGCAGATGAATCAGCACCAGTAGTTGCTTGGTTACGCCAAAATTCCCAGTTTGCACGGTTAATACCACCGTATGTACCAGTTGAAGGTGATGTAGAGATAGCAGCTGCAAGACCTGTGATGTTCTTACCACCGTTACCAGTACCGTCACCGTATAAGTCACTTGAAATGCGGTTCAAAAG